AGCTATCGACCTTGATGTGGTCAGCTGGATCATCGATGTTGGCAAACACCACGGTCAACTTGCATTCAGTGCGGTTGCCTTTCTGCTCGTAGATCAAGTCGGTAGGATAATAGATGACGCCAGCCTTGAGCAATGCAGGCCGCACCTTGGCGGTCACTGCGTCATGGCTTACGATGGTGTATCGCATGCCCTGCTTGCGTTCTTTCTGGATATACGTCACCTCACCCATTGCTTCTGCAATGCGCTGGTGCAGGTTCTTGCTCATGCCTTGCGACCTTTCAGCCATATACGATAGCGATCATCTGCCAGCTTGCGCGTGGTCAGCACATAACCAAGGCGGCGTGCTTGATTGCAGGCGCGCACCATGATTGTGCGGTCGGGGACAACAAAGCTATCGGTCAACTCCATCTGCGCAAACGGAAAATCTTCACGCTCAACGGATACGTTCTTTTCAATCTGATACGTCATTCACTTTCTCCTTACTGATAATCTTTGTGTACCCAGACAACGGCGCTGCGCCCACTTGCGAGGCGCGCACGTCGTTGGGTGGGGACAATCAATCCTCTGGCTGTCAACTCTGCACGGCGTGTCCGATAGGTTGAACCGCTGCAGTTAAAGGCTTTGGATAGCTGCTCGTCGGTGAAGCCATTGTCACCCTGGTCGAACGCATAGTTTAGCACATCTTCTTGTAAGAGCGTGCGCTTAGAGATGATCGATGCGGCAGCTTCCTTGCTAGTATCGGGATCATGCTTCCGATGTAATTCTCTTATCATCCAGTTCCTCCAGGATCCAAGCCATTGCAGTGCAGAGATCGTCCCATTCCTCATCATGTTCGCTATCTCCTTCGGGTATTTGCTTCTCTCGATATTCCCAAAGGGCAGCCCACACCTGGTCTAACCATGTTGCCTTGTCCGATCTCTTCAACATCTCATTCCCCTTCTTCCACATGGTAAATGAATAGATGACCTGGGCCATTGCCCTCTGGATCGCAGCTGACTTCAACCCTCATCCATTTCCCTTCATCATTTTTAAGAATGAGTACTGGCCAAAGAATTTCGTCTCCATCGCAATCCACGCACTCAGCTTGCACAATTCTCCAGCCTATTAACTCTCTGTAATAGTCGTTCATGTAGCTCGAACAGTCGTTCATGTAGGTCATGCTTCTTCCTTCATGGTGCGTAGTGACAGGCGACCACGGCGATCACGGCGCACGATAACGCCAGAGCCATAGGCTTCGGCTGCATCCTCGGGCACCAGTGCTTTGATTGCTTTGGCTGTAGCCTCATTACGAGCCGCTGCCTCACGGGTTTCCAGCCAGTCAAATGCGGTGCTCGTCCATTCGTTGTTGCCCGTCATATCAACAGTGCGCAGCCCATCGATCAGCACGTCGGCTGCCTTCTCTTGCATTGCTGCTGCTTGGCCGGTAGGCTCTATCTCTGGTGGAACCTTATTCTCTACGTGCCACCAGAAGGATTGCTCCATGCCGATAAGCTCTGCGATGTAGGTTTCGTTGCGCTCGACCAGGCAAAACTCTGGATCGTCGTTGCCCTTGATGATCGAGAAGTAGCAGTCAGGCACATTGGCAACAGCAATGTAGTGCTGCAACTGCGGCATGTAATAGCGCGCCTTCTCGCGCAGCGTTGCCCTGGCGTTGGTGTGCTTGAGTTCGAGGAACGTGTTGCGCTCTGCGATCCAGCCATCCAGGTTAGCATACATGAACTGGTGGACATTGTGCTGCTGGAAAGGCGGTGCCTCATCGATAGTGAAGCCTGTCTGCATAGCAAACCAGCGGCGATGCAGCGGCTCGGTAGTGATACCTAACTGCACCTTGAATACCATGCTGAGATCGTCAGGCTGGGAGAGCCCTACCTTCTCGTTATACAGCGTGCGCCAATCGCCTCGGGCAATACGCATAGCGTCACTGCCGCCGATGCCACGACTGCGATTGAGTTGTGACATGATGTTGCTTGTGTCCATATTATATTCCTTGTTGTTATGCTTCTTTGACGACGAGCGTAGCTTGAAAATGCGTTACGATCTGCGCCACAGTGAAGCGGTTCTTTGTATATTGCTCGGCCAATGCCATTGCATGCTCGCGTGCCTCGGCCATTTCCTCATGGATACTATACGGGTGATACCCATTGATTGTGTCTTCCTGCTCTGGCTCTACAGACAGGACTAGATAGACGGTCTTTGCCATCTGGTTTCCTTCCTTCCTATGTTGCTATTCTATACTGCGTTAGTGCAATGTTCAACAGTTATTTACTGCGATCATGCAGTAAACGTAGCGCACCATTGACCAATCTGCGTGCGCTGCTCAGCTTAATTCTGAACACTTCAATGTCCTGCCGTTCGTCTTTGGCAGCCTCGATAAAGTCTGCTGGCAATGGCAGGCGCGGCCACTTGTGGGTGCGTATCAGCTTGAGGCAGGCAGCTTCAAACTTATACTCCGGCAACTCTTTGAGCGCATGAAAGTATAGCTTGAGGCCAATGGTCGAGGGCACACTGACCTGCAGCATTTCGGCTATCGACCCGATTGCATCTGCAATCTTCTCTTTGCTGACCAGCGGGAGCGCGCGCTCCACGTCCGCATGGGCGTGCGCGAGTGCTGAGGCAGCATTGGTCAACTCATCTTCTGCCTCGTCAATATCCCAAGGCATTGTCTCAGGTGGTAGTGCCATCCAATGCAGCACGGAGGCGCTCACGATTGTCGTCAGTTCGTCGGGCACCTTGATCGAAAGACTTGCCCTTTGTTCTCTGGTAGCTGGCAGACCGGCGGATCCAGTTGCGCCAGGTTGCTCGCCAGTCGACCATGCTTTTGCCATTGCCGTGCCAGTAATCACGGAACCTATCTGTTTCATCGTCTACCTCCACAGTTGGATATGCTTGCCTTGCCCAGTCTCTATCGTGGGGTTCGGGTTGCCACTCGATTGGCAAGCGATGCGAACGCCGCTTCGTTAGAGGAGATGGTGGTTCATTGGTGGTTATTGGTGGTTTGGGGGCAGTAGCTGCCGGGGTGGGGGGCATCTCCTGCCGGGGAGGGGGGTAGCTCTCGCCGGGGGTATCTGCTGCCGGGGTCAACCAATAGCGGTTTGTTCGTCCGTTCGTCTGCTCTGTATGTAATATGCCAGCCGCCTCCAGGCGACGCAGTGCAGCGCGCACAGTGCGTTCGGACAACGCGGTGAACAGACATAGCCTAGCTATTGAGGGCCAGCTTGCACCATCATGGTTGGCGTGGTCAGCAAGGGCTATCAAAACCAGCTTGTCAGTGGGACTATCCATCTGTAGATGAAATGCCCAGTTCAACATCTCTATCGACATTCCCTTCCTTCCGATATTGTTGGACTGCTTGTGTCATCTTGGGCTCCCTTTGGGGGGCCCTTTTTGTTTTTTAAAATATGCGGCCTGCCCATTGAGGAACCTCACGGGCAGGGATCTCTTTGATCTCGATCCGATGCACCGCCTGGACCAGTTTCTTTTTAAGGCGGTACACGTCGGTTATCATACCCTTCACATCCTCGATCACGGATCGAATAGGGTAACCTCGATCATCGATCACATCATAGGCAAAGTCAGCCAGGTAATTGCAGATCAACTCGTTGTTCACACGGCAGGGCAAACGCTTTTGCAGTTCGAGATTGTCGATCATGCCTTCAGCAACGAGGATCTTTAGTTGTTCATATCGCCGTGCCTCTGCTGCGCTGGCAAACCAGTGCCCATCGACACGCTCACCGGCTGCATTATACTTGCCCCTCCGGCGGGTAGTAGATTTGGTAGCACGGGTAGCAGTACCAGCTTTTGCCGAAGTCTTGGCTCCAGCAGGCGTTCGCTTTGTCGCCGCAGCAAGCGCAGCTTTTTTCGTAGGTCCGATTATCCCGCCCTCTTTCCGCTTCGGCATGCTTCTTATTCCTTCTCAACAACGAACTTAACCCCGAGTGCCTTGGCCCAGCACATTAGAAAGAAAGCGCCTGGAAAGCGGTGCATTGCCTCCCACTTGGCAACCATCGCCTCACTCATTCCAAGCCTGTCGTTCAATTCAAATTGACTGAGGCCCAGGTGCTGGCGACGGGCGACCAGCTGCTCGACTAGATCACGATAGAAGTTCTGTTCTTCGGGAGAGACTGGCCGAGTATGCACGTTCTTTGTAGCCGGTAGATCCATTGGTATCCCACTGTTCGATGGCGGCCGCAATCTTTTGCGCTGTGTCCAGGCGTAAGTCTTGGCCATGCAATGCACGATAGAAGGTACTGTCCGGAACACCGGCCAGCATGAAGGCTCGCTTCAAGGGGAGCTCGACCTTCAAAGCCAGCTCTTCGAGTTGATCGATATAGGAATGTAACATGGTCATTATGTCTCGCCTTCTAGCGCAGACTAGTATGACCGAAGGATAAGTGCAAGTTTGCAATGCAACTATGCAGGAAGCATTTGCCCGGGGTTAACTTGCCCCTTAACCCCGGGCATTTGCTCAGGCTTCCGCCTGGGGTGGCAACTCGTCGCAGACGATAGCCGGTTCGATCATCACCCGCACAGTGTTCTTGCGCTTGGTGTAGATGTGTTCGCCTTCAACCCAGTCACGAGAATATAGCGGAGCCTTTGCCAACTCCAATGCCAGGGTATAAGCGCGGCTATCAGGTTCGAGCGCCAGATAGGTATCGTATTCTAGCTGTACGAGCAGCGTCAATTTCTTTTCCATTAAACCATCTCCTTCTTTATCCATAATACACTGTTGTTGAGCCGCATTGGAAAGCCAAAGCTGACCTGTTCGCGCAGCTGTTCGAGCGTGCACGCTGGCTCGATGCTATCGCCCTCGTCATTGCAACCAAGAACCAAACCTTTGCCAGCCAGGGGATTGCCATAGTCTTTGTGCATGAAGAACTCTTGCCAGTCTTTAGACAGTCCTTCGTCATCGATGTAGATGCTATCGCCGTTGGCGATCCGAGCGACGTCAAAGGTGGTGGCATCTATCAATTTATAGATCTGATTATAGTCACCATTATACTCGACCTCGCTGACAGATTGTTTATGCGGATCAATAAGATATGCTTTCATTGTTCGTCCCTTCCTGACCATCCGAAACCCCCGACTTTATTGCCGTTGATGTCGTGAATAATTCCATTGAATTGACCATGTTCAAAGCGGTGCGCAACCTCTCGCAAAAGGTGTGCGACAGCAAAGGCAACCTCGTCACCTTTGAACGCGTCATTCTCTGTGTGAATATATAATTCTAATATGTCTTTAAAACGCGTCATCAGACAGTGCTCCTAACGTATAAAGTTCGCGCTGCAGGCGATCTATTAGAGACGACATGCGCACAGGCAGGCGCTCGATTGACGATTGCAAGAGCAGGGTGTCCCCAAGCTCGCCGCACAATTTGATTTGATCGTGCAGACGCACGCGGTTCTCAAACTTTTGCTGGTCCTCCCAGTCATAGGCTCTAGCAAGCAGATCCTCTTGGTCGAACGCGTCGTGCCATGCTTCTTTCAGTCGGCCCATCACCATTCTCCCTTCAAACTTTTAACGATTGTGAGCAGGGAAAAAGCGAACACGCCGATGAAGAACAGCGTGGAAGCAAAGTGTGCGAGTGTCATGTCATTCTCCTTATGTGCAAAAAAAGGGGGCCGAAGCCCCCAGGTTGTTAGGCTGCCTCCTGTTCGGCAACTTCAACACCGCCACCCATGTTGGTCTCGGTGTCGATGCCGAAGCGCTTGGCCTGCTCAAGTGCAGCAGACTGGAACTTACGCTCGGTGAACTGGCGCGCCTTGGGAGCGACGAACTTCTCGCCAGTGTGGCGCTCATGTGCGTCAGCAGCAGCATCAACCAACGCTTGCAGGTGAGCCATTTGCATTTCGAGACGCTGTGCCCAGTCGATAGAGCGTTGAAGCTGAAGCTCGGACAGCTCGTCGCCACGGTGTGAGCGCGCTGCCAGGCGAACTTTCTGGCAAGCCTCGTCGTAGGACTGGCTGGTTGTCTGCAGCGTGAGGGCTGCCGAGTAGGCGATGCCATTGAGCACCCGACGCTGAGCATAGCCCAGCAGGTTGATGTCAAGGATCTCACCCGTATTCCGATCTTCTTTCGTGCTCATCTCAGTCATAAACTCTGCGATGGTGTCGATTGCTTTGGTCAGAGCTTTAGTGCTGGTCATGGTACTTCTCCTTTGGTTGTCGCGCCGGGACCGCCCCGGCGTGCATCCCGCTAACGAGGCGTTCGTGGTTCACGGACAAGGGTGACGCCGTTAGGCGGCATCCCGGAACGGGACCGAAGGCCCTTGTCCGGGGTTCCGAACCCACGTAGCGGAACAGATGCAGACGGGAGCGGAACCGCGCGGCCTACCAAGGAGATTGAGACCGGAGCGCGTGACGACGACCAAAGCAATCGCCACCATCCCATCAGTCTTTATCTGTTATATCAGTCACTAAGACGTAGCGGTATCGTAGTCCATTGACACCCTTCCGAGGCACCAGCTACTCCTCGCGCGCGCGCTCTCTACACAGACGCAATCCACCGATGTAACCGCGAGATCTTATGCCACACATGCCAAAGCCCATCCAAAGCCCAAACGGTGCACTAACCGTTCTGCAGGATAAGTTCATCGATGCCTATGTATCAAACGGAGGATCTATAACGAAGGCTGCCATCGAGGCCGGTTACTCCGAACCATCAGCACGCACTCTCGGAAGCAAGTTACTCAAAGACGACAAAGTGTTAGCTGAGATCTATAGGCGTACGGTAGCTAAGGTTGCTGTCACTGCTCCAAGAGCTCTCAACATTATTGACCAGCTTGCACAGACTTCTCGAAGTGACAAAGTTCGTCTTGAAGCAGCCATGAATTTACTTGATCGAGCAGGTGTTAAGGCTCCTGAGCGTGTAGACCATCGCGTTGCTGGTGAAATCCACGTGCAGATAGATCTGGCCGGTTGAGTAGGGGGGTTTGAAAAACAGGGGAGTTGAGATGGTGAGTGCACCTCTTGTTGTATTTTCCCTCTCAAATCCTCGAAGCTACCGCCTTTCAAATATTTTTTCCCTTGTGAGATTGTAGGTTTTTGGTGGGAGTTGTGTCTGGTGTTGAAGGAACATAAAGATCCGAAGGGTGGATTGACCGCTGCTGGCCGTGCTTATTTTAAGAGGACGGAGGGTGCGAACTTGAAGGCTCCGGTGAAGGGAGCACCGAGCTCTCCTGATGAGATGCGGAGGAAGGGTAGCTTTCTTGTGCGCATGGGATCTGCCGCTGGACCTTTGAAGGATGAGAAGGGTCGTCCGACGAGATTGAAGTTGTCCCTGGTAGCCTGGGGGCATAATGGCGATAAGGCTAGTGCGGTGGCTAGGGGGCGCTCCCTGTTGGCTCGGTATAAGTCTGCCAAGAAGAAATAGTCCATTGCCGCTATTGGTGGCAGCTACCTACAGGGTGGCAACTCTAGGAGATGTTTATGAGCGTTGCGTTTAACGAAGCCTGGGTGCCGAACAATGCCAGGGCTGTGACGCCTTCGGATACGACGGTGCTGAATTGCGTAGCTCTTTATGTTGGCGCTGCTGGCAATGTGGTTGTCGATACCGAGGACAATGCGAATATCACGTTGACGAACGTGCCTGGCGGCACGGTGCTTTGGCTGAAGACTGTTCGTGTTAAGGCTGCGACCACTGCCACCAATATTGTGGCGTTCTTCTAATGGCTTTCCCTGGCGGCGCGCAGATTGCGGTGATCCGTCACGGCTCCAATGTCCCTTTGCCTGCAATGCAATTGGACTTCCTGAATAACACCTCCCTTAATTCTCGGGTCACCTTCTCACGCGGCACGAACGCCACGCTGGTCGACAGCACGGGGAAGATCACTTACGCGCCTGCGAACTTGCTGGTCCGCAGCGAGGAGTTCGATAACGCGGTTTGGGCGAAGGCCGGTGTAGCTGTTACGGCAAACGCTGAAGTTGCGCCAGATGGCACTACAACTGCTGACCGTATTGTTTCTAGCGGCGGGTCTTTCCCACAGCTTGCCCAATCAGCAAGCGTCCCTGCTGGTAATTTTGTATTCTCTATTTGGGTAAAGTCAGACGGAACTTCACAAATTGCTCAGGCAATAATTTTTGATGGAGTAACCGTAGCGTTTACACCTACTGAAACGTGGCAACGCATATCCGGCCTGAAAACCAACTCAACTGGTGGGTCTAAAAGTTTAGTTATCGCGACTAACTCCGGCTCCGCTCCTGCAAGTTCTTATCTAGTCTGGGGCGCACAACTCGAAGCCGTCACCTACCAAACGACACCTGGCACGTACAATGCCACCACAGCCTCGGCCTATTACGGCCCCCGCTTTGACTATGATCCTGTCACGCTGGCACCTCGCGGCCTGCTGATCGAGGAAGCGCGGACGAACTTGCTGACGTATTCGGAGCAGTTCGATAACGCTGCTTGGACGAAAAGTGCGACAACTATTACCCCTAACGCCACAATATCGCCTGCTGGAACCAACAACGCAGCGTTGGCTGTGCCGAGCGCAACTGTCGCTAACCATGATATAGCCCAAGTGGTTACGGCTGCGGCGGTCTCATACACGCTCTCTGTGTACGCAAAAGCGCAAAGCTACAACTTTTTGCTCTTGTTGTATTTTGACGGCGTTTCTGATCGCAGCGCCTACTTCAACCTAAGCACAGGCACTATCGGGTCAACAGCAACATTGACAACACCGACTATAACGGCGGTGGGGAATGGCTGGTATCGCTGCGCGATTACGTTCACTGGGGTTGTAGGCCGTAATAACTTTGTTATCGGTCCTGCTCCATCTGATGGCGGTCGTGCAGTTGCGGGCAATGGCACATCTGGCATTTACATCTGGGGTGCTGATCTCGAAGCAGGCGCATTTGCCACCAGCTACATCCCCACGGTTGCCTCTACGGTTAGCCGCTCGGCTGACGTTGCGACCATGACGGGGACGAACTTCTCGACTTGGTATAACCAAGCGGCTGGGACTTTTGTGGTTGGGATGGACACGCTGTACTCGAATGCGGCGGATAGCGCGACTATTAGGGCTGTGTTTACCGCAGACGACGGGACGCTAAATAACCTGCACCGCATTTATCAGTATCAGAATAGATACGGCGCAAACACAGTTGTCGGGGGAGCAAATCAGTCCGACATTAGTATCGGTGTGATTGCCGCAAACACGCCAGCGACCGCTGCATATGCGTACGCTGTTAATGATTTTGCGCCTGCGATGAACGGCATACTCGGTACTCCAGACACATCTGGAACTTTGCCGACACCCACGCAGCTTTCGTTTGGGGCGCGTTGGGCTGTTAACGGCCACATCCGCGCCCTCGCCTACTACAACACGCGCCTACCCAACACTTCGCTCCAGACGCTGACCGCGCCATCACTGGCTGCACCGCTGACTCTGGACTTCCTATCCACCACTTACACTGTGGGATATTGATATGGCTACTACAGCCTTCAACGATTTAATAACCTTCAGCCGTGGCAGCAATGCCACGGTAGTGGGGTCGAATGGCCTGATCCAGTGGGCACCGAGTAATCTGCTGACGTTCAGTGAGCAGTTTGATAACGCTGCGTGGACGAAGAACAATGGCACTGTAGCGGCAAATACGACCGCCGCGCCTGATGGCACTCTGACAGCGGATAAGTTCGTAGAGAATACGTCGAACTCCAGCCATTTTATTATTCAGTCAGCTACGACCACAGCGACCATTCATACGTTTTCAGTTTACGCCAAGGCCGCAGGACGGACGTTTGTTCTGCTTTATCACGACCAGAGCAACTCTGGCGCGGTCTTTAATTTGTCGAATGGGGCGATCACAACGCCATCTGGCATCCCGCTGGCTGCTGCGTCCGTCACCAACGCAGGTAATGGCTGGTATCGCTGCGCGATCACGGTAACTGCCACGGCTGCAAGCAACGGCTTTCGGGCGCAGTTGGGGGATACCGCAACCAACTATGTCTACACTGGCGACGGTGTCTCAGGCATCTTCCTCTGGGGCGCACAGCTGGAGATCGGCTCCACAGCCACGACCTACAACCCGACCACCGTGAAGAACCTACTGGGCTTCTCGGAAGCCTTCGACAATGCGGCTTGGACGAAGGTAGCTGCTAGCATCGTGACTGGTGCGCAAGCGAACCCTGTGAACGGTCTGTTTAACGCACAGAAATTCATGGAGGACACGACCAACGCGCAGCACATCGTCCGCGTAAATATTGCTCTCCCCACTATTACTAACACTCCGTACGGCTATGCTGTTTATGCAAAGGCTGCGGGCCGCACTCAGATAAGGTTGACTGATAACAATGTGTCTGGCGCTACGTTCACTCTTACTGGCGCAGGCGCAACGTCAAATCTTTCAAGCGGCGTTACTGCGGCTATAAATCAGTTGGCTGATGGTTGGTATCGGTGCTTTATTACTGTAGCTGCAGCTTCAGTTAACGGTCGGCTTGCGCTTAATCTCGTTTCTAGCGATAACATCACCTACACAGGCGACGGCAACAGCGGCGTGTACATCTACGGCGCGCAGCTATCCGACAGCGCCAGCCTAGATCCGTATGTGCCAACCCCCGGTGCGGCACCGAGCAGCGCTGCTTATTACGGCCCCCGCTTCGATTACGATCCCGTGACGCTCCTGCCGCGTGGGCTTCTGGTGGAAGAGGCTAGGACGAATAGCCTTACTTATTCGACAGACTTCACCAATGCGGCATGGACTAAATCAAGCTGCACGGTCACTGCAAACCAAGGCACCGCGCCCGATGGCACGAACACGTTGACGCTCTTGCAGTTCAGCGCACAGTTTGGTCGGTTGCAGCAAGGAAGCCTTACGTCCGGCACTGTCTACACCTTCTCGATCTGGTGCAGGGTTGCCAGCGGAACTCGCGTGTATAGTTTGTACGA